TACTGTGGTACCTAATCCCACAAGTGCAGATGCAGATGATGATTTTGGATTTACAACAACAATAACATTTTTTGAAGACGGAAAAAGTTATAATGTAACTACAGATGAAGATGAATAGGTTATGATTTATGAGTTTAGAAAACAAAGTTAATGAAATATTGGGTTTAGAACCTGCCAAAACTCCAGAAGAAAAGAAAGAGTTTAAGGCACCAGTACCTCGTAAGGAAGATGAAAAGTCTCCTGATGTGGATAATGATTACAAATACAGTAGAGAAAACTATTACAATCTTATTGAACGAGGACAAGAGGCCATTGATGGTATCTTAGAAGTAGCAAGAGAAGGCCAGCATCCAAGAGCCTATGAAGTTGCAGGTGCATTAATTAAAAATGTGGCCGATACAGTAGATAAACTCCAAGATTTACAAAAGAAACTCAAAGACTTAAAAGAAGTACCTAAAACGGCTAATAATAATATTAAAAATGCTTTGTTTGTAGGTTCAACTGCCGAATTACAAAAAATGTTAAAGTCAAAAGATGAAGTTATTGAAGGCACAGTTACAGAATCAAAAGAAAAAGATATTTCAGATAAGTGATTTAAATTATGTTAAAAATGGACTTGCATTGCAGGCCATTTTAGACGGCGAAGAAATGATAAATCCTATAGAGATACTACAAAAAGAAATATCAGAAACTCCTCGTATGGGAGCTGCAAATCAACCTTACAATGAACATAGATATGCAGTACATAAAGGCAGTAGTCGAATTCAGGCTGCCATTAAATTAGGGTACACGCATATAGAAGGTATAATAATAAATGAGTGACGCATACTTAGGTAATCCAAATTTAAAAAAGGTCAACACACCACAAGAATTTACTAAGGAACAAATCTTAGAATATCAAAAGTGTGAGAATGACCCTATTTACTTTATGGAGAATTATGTACAAGTGGTTTCACTTGACGAAGGTTTAGTACCATTTAAGATGTATGGGTTTCAAAAACATATTGTAAGAACCATACACGATAACAGATTTACCATTTGTAAACTACCGAGGCAGTCAGGAAAGTCAACAACGACTATTTCTTACTTGTTACACTATGCGCTTTTTAATCCTAATTCTAATATTGCTATACTTGCAAACAAATCATCTACGGCTCGTGACATCCTCGGAAGATTGCAACTCGCATACGAAAATCTTCCTAAGTGGTTGCAACAAGGAGTAATTAACTGGAACAAAGGTAACATTGAATTAGAAAATAAATCAACCATTGTTGCGGCTGCCACATCATCTAGTGCTATTCGAGGTGGTTCTTTTAATATTATTTTCTTAGACGAGTTTGCTTTCGTACCGGCCAATATTGCCGAAATGTTTTTTAGTTCAGTTTATCCTACCATATCATCTGGTAAAAAAACAAAGATGATTATTGTATCAACACCACACGGTATGAATATGTACTATAAGTTATGGGTTGATGCAATTAATAAACAAAATGATTATGTGCCAATCGAAGTACATTGGTCAGAAGTTCCAGGTAGAGATGAAAAGTGGAAAGAAACCACGATACGAAACACCTCACCTGAGCAGTTTCAACAAGAATTCGAATGTGAGTTTTTAGGTTCGGTTGACACTCTTATATCGCCGGCAAAAATTAAAGCGACCCCTTATATACCGGCGATAGAGAGTAAAAACGGACTACAGATGTTCAAACGGCCAGAAAAAGACAGACTATATGCTTGTACAGTTGATGTGGCTCGTGGAACAGGCAAAGACTATTCAGCATTTGTAATATTTGATGTTACAAAAATACCATACGAAGTTGTTTGTACATATAAGAATAATGAAATTAAACCTCATGTATTTCCAAGTATTGTAGAACAAGTATGTAAAGGTTATAATCATGCTCATGTATTGGTTGAAGTCAATGACATTGGCCAACAAATATCTGAAATCATGCACATGGAATTAGAATACGATAATATGATGATGACGACACAAAGAGGCCGTGCAGGTCAAATATTAGGTGCAATGTTTAGTGGTCGAGGTACATCTATTGGTGTCCGTATGACAAAACAAGTAAAAGCCTTAGGTTGTCAAAGTGTAAAAACACTTATCGAATCAGATAAAATGATATTAAACGACTTTCAACTCATAGAGGAGATGTCAACTTTTAGTAGGCGTGGTAACTCCTGGATGGCGGAGGACGGGTGTAATGATGATTTAATGATGTGTTTAGTCATATTTGGCTGGTTGTCAAACCAACAATACTTTAAAGAATTATCTAACTCAAATATTCGAAATCAATTATATGAAGAACAACAAGCATTAATTGAACAAGATATGGCGCCATTTGGTTTTATAGATGATGGTACACCAGACCACGAAAAATCCGAAGTAGATGAATATGGTACAGTTTGGCATCCTGTTGATATTCGTAAGGGTTGGTAAATGTGTAGTTTGCGTATATTATAAATATCTACAAGTGAATAAGTTTGAATATGGGCGTATGAATAATACGAATATTGAAAGACAAATTATGATATTAGGAAATAATTAGCTAATTAAAGGAGAAAACCTATGGCATTTCAAGTATCACCAGGTGTTCTCGTCCAGGAAAGAGATTTAACTAGAATCATTCCTGCGGTGTCAACTTCAATCGGTGCTGTCGCTATTGTGGCGAATAACGGTCCATTGGATGAAATCGTAGCAATATCTAGCGAACAAGAATTAGTAGATACCTTTGGCAAACCTGACTCAAGCAACTTTGAGTATTGGTTCAGCGCTGCCAACTTCTTACAATATTCTAACGCTCTTAGAGTGGTGCGAGCTACCCAAACATCTGCTGTAAATGCAACTACATCATCAACTGGTGTATTGATTAAGAACAGCGATGATTACGAAAATAACTATGCTTCAGGTGGTTCGGCTGGCTCAGCAATTTTTGCAGCTAGAAGCGCTGGTACATATGGAAATAATTTACTTGTTTCTACTTGTCCATCAGCAACCGCTTATGAGCAAACACTATCAAGCTCTAACCAATTAGATGACACAGTATCAGTTGGAGATACAACTGTAACTGTAGATGATGGAACAGCATTCAATGTCGGTGACATTATTGAATTTTCATCAACAGCATCTGGTTCAGACTTTGATACAGGAGAGAAGTACAGAATCACAGCAATCTCTACAAACGATTTAAGTATCGTTCAACATCCAAGAGGTTCTGGTGGTTTAAAAACTGCTTATCCTGATGACGCAAGTATCAAAAGAAGATGGAGATATTATGACTCTGTTGATGGTGCGCCAGGCACTTCAAGCTATGTTTCGACAAGAAACGGTGCTAATGATGAAATCCACATTGTAGTCGTTGACGAAGATGGTGGAATTTCAGGTGTTCCTGGAACTGTACTAGAAACTTTTTCAAAAGTATCTAAAGCTTCAGACGCAAAAACTCCGCAAGGAGATGATAACTATTATCCAAATGTAATTGCGACTAAATCAAAATACATTTGGTGGACTGACCACAACGCAAGTTCTTCAAATTGGGGTACAGCAGCTTCAGGTACAACTTACACAGCTGTAGATACACCAACGAATGACTCAATGTCTGGTGGTTCAAATGGTTCAACTGTAACTACAGGTCAATTAAAATCTGCTTACGAGAAGTTTGAAGATGGCGAAACTGTAGATGTAGGTTTAATCATTGCTGGTCCTTCTGGTAGTACAACTCATGTTGACAACTTAATTACAATTGCAGAAGAAAGAAAAGACGCAGTTGTATTTGCTTCTCCACAAAGAGCAGATGTTGTTAATGTAACTAACTCAAACACACAAACAACAAATGTTATGGATTTCTTTGATAACATTCGTTCATCAAGTTATGTTGTATTTGATTCTGGTTACAAGTATATGTACGACAGATACAATGATGTTTACAGATATGTACCGTTAAACGGTGATATGGCAGGTCTAGCGGCTAGAACTGACCTTATTGCAGATGCTTGGTATTCACCAGCAGGCTTCAATAGAGGTACAATTAGAGGCGCAGTTAAACTTGCTTACAATCCTACAAAAGCACAAAGAGACCAATTATATCCTAAGAGAGTAAATCCTGTTTCTACCTTCCCAGGTCAAGGAACTGTTTTATTCGGAGATAAAACTGGTTTATCTTCACCAAGTGCATTTGATAGAATCAATGTAAGAAGACTGTTTATCACTTTAGAGAAGGCAATTTCAACTGCTTCTAAATTCCAATTGTTTGAATTCAATGATGAATTTACAAGAGCGAACTTTAGAAACATTGTAGAGCCTTTCCTAAGAGAGGTACAAGGTCGTAGAGGTATCACAGACTTTTTAGTAGTGTGTGATGAAACTAACAACACAGGCGAAGTAATTGATAGAAATGAATTTGTTGCTGAGATTTTCATTAAACCAGCAAGAAGTATCAACTTTATTACATTACAATTCGTTGCAACTAGAACTGGCGTTTCGTTTGACGAAGTAGCAGGTTAAGAAGGAGATAAAAAATGGCAAACATTAACGACTTCAAAGCTAAACTTGCAGGTGGCGGCGCTAGAGCTAACCAGTTTAAGGTAACTATGCCTTTTCCTGGATATGCAGCTGTTGGCGGTGAAATCGAAGACTTAGCTTTTTTATGTAGAGCGACTACAATTCCTGCAATGGTAGTAGGTAACATTAATGTTCCTTTCCGTGGCAGACAAATTAAAATCGCTGGCGATAGAACATTTGAAGATTGGTCTATAACTGTACTAAATGACACAGATTTCAAACTAAGAAATGCGTTTGAAAGATGGCAGAACGGTATCAACAACATGACTGACAATGAGGGTTTAACTAATCCCGTTGACTATCAAGTTGATGCTTTTGTCGACCATTTAGACAGAAATGGAAATACAATTAAATCTTACACTTTAAGAGGATTGTATCCAATTCAAATTGCTGCTATTGATTTGAACTTTGATGAAGCAAGTGCTATCGAAGAATTCGGTGTGACATTTGCGTATCAATACTTTGAAAGTAATACAACCACTTAATTTTTAAGTGGATAAGTATTACCATAATATAATTAAGAGGTAATATAATGGCTGAATTATTTGGATTTTCTATCACTA